ATCATTTGCTTCACTTCACGCCTTGTCAATTGTCAATCTCACCTCGCTTTCAAAAGCTGATATCAGCTCCTGCTCGACAGGGCTGATATGAGCGCGCCCTGGAGTTCGGCCGCCGTCTCTGTTGGCATGGCCGTATTCGAGCAGATGCGGAAGGCCTGGCATCTTGCTGTATATCACTCCGGTGCTGCTTAGTCTTGTTTTTGTGGTCTTTGATGTCCACGATTTGCGATACTTCTTTCCTTTGAACGTTTTTCCTGATGTTGCATTCAGAGCTCGCGCTCCGAGCTGAGCAGTCTTCTTCGTTGCGACATCCACTCCGTCGGCTATTTCATCGACATACTCGTCGAGTATTTTGCTCACTTCCTCTGCCAGATTATCAATCGTTACTCGTCTGCCCATTGCTGCCTCCCTTTCTCTCGAGATACAGATCAATGTAGTCTGAGTTCGGGATCCTCTTTGTGCGATAGATCGAGTAGTCATTCGATTTGAATCTGCAGACCGTTTCGCCCTTGTAATCCGCATGGAAAACAGTGACTCTCGCTTCCGGATTGAGACCGCTTCTGCCGGCATCATAGAATTCGTTGTCATCGATGCTGCTTACGCGGCAGAACACTCTTCTCGTGACGGTTGCAGGAACCCATTCACCGAGGTCGCCCTGCTGTAGGTTCTCGGATATCAAGAAGAGGATGTCGTCCATATCGATACCTCCTCTTCATTCTCATTCAGCTTTTCATGGAAAAGCCTCTGGTTGAGCTGCCACCGGAGCATTCTCGGCATTCCGTCCCCATTCATCCTCTTGCGCCACAGCCATGCAGCGTAGTCGATCACGAGGTTGCAGTCATGAACGTCATCGGCATCGAGGGTGATCCCTTCGATGCCGATGTTCTTCTTTGCCGATACGATATACTGTCCGAGTCTTTCGTCGTAGGCGTCGCCGCTGATTCCGAGATCTACCTTGAGCATTGATAGAATTTCTGCATTCGTCATGGCTCTCTCCTATCTTTCAGCTGTCCGCCATAATTGAATTATTCGGACGTATCTTCGTTGGCGGTATCCGGTGCGAATGCGACCTCTGTAGTCGGATTCTGGTTCTTGATGTTCAGAACGGCAAACGCCTCAGCAATTACCGGCTGGCCATCATAGCGAGCTGTGCCCTTGAACACAGTCTGGTCATCGAGGAAGCGGACATGCTCTGAGCTTCCTATCTCTGTGCCTGCTCTCTCTGCAAGCAGATATGTGTCGAGGTGTCCGAGAACGATGTCGCCATCCGGGATGAAGCTCAGCTCTACGATCTCGCCGCCTGTGATAGGCATTGTGCCCTGCATTCCGGCTACGATCGCGCCGTTGAGGTTCACGCCGATGGACTCGATCATGAGATCGTCCTTTGTATTCTCACTCATGAGATATACAAGGCTGTCCTTGCTGTATTTGTTGTTTGTGAGCTTCTTAGCTCCGACGATCGCCTTGAACAGGGCCTGGCCTGTAGCGTTTGTCTTTGTGATGTGGGTGCTGTGATAGTCAACCCATGCCCTTGCTGCAGCCGGATAGTCCGAAGGCTTCGAGGACTGAGCGAGCCTTGTAACGATACCGAGAGGCATCTTTGTGCCTGTGCCGTATACGATGGCCTTGTCCAGTGCGTAGCCGATGGCTGCACCGAGGGTGTTGATGATCTCTGTAGCGAGCGCGATGTCGCTGTCTTCGAGGATGGCGTTGCAGATAGCGATGAAGCCGCCTACCTTGTAGCCGTCTACCTCTACGCCGTTGAAGTACATGTCGAGCTCATTGAGCTTCGCGCACATCTCTGTCCACACGCCTTCTGGAATGCTGCCGGCGATTGTCTGTCTGCCGGTTCCCGGCACGCTCTGCTTGTTGACCTTGCCTATCAGCTTGGAATTCTCTTCCGTTACCTGTCTCAGAAGCGGCAGCATAACTTCAGGAATAAGCAGACCAGCGTTGTTGATCGCTCTCTTTTCCTTGATGCTGGTTCTGACAGTTGCGAGGAATTCCTTGACATCCTCACGCGCGAAGAATGCGTCGCGCTCCTGTGCGTTCATTCCGAAAAATTTTCTTGTCTCCATGTTTCTGATTTCCTTTCTCTCTTCAGGCTCAGCGGCTGGTGCCGGAACCTCTTCATCTTTCTTTTCGAGAGCCTCGAGATCTGCCTCGAGGTCTCTGACTTCCTGATCGAGATTTGCGACCTTCTGATCGTGATCTGCCTTTTCCGCTTCGAACTTGTCGATCTCTTCGTTGACAGCATCACGCTCTTCCTCAGATGTCACTTCCTCGATGGATGCTTCGAGCTCTTTCTCGCGCTTCTCGAATTCAGCATCAGCTTCTCTGAGCTTTTCGAGTTCGGCTTTCTTTGTCTCGATCTCTTTTCTGAGCATAAGTTTCTTAAGTGCCATTATTTGGTACCCCCTTCAGTTAGTCTTGCCCTCAGTTCCGCGCGGTAGGCTTCCGCCTTGCGCGTCTTGATAGCTGCTAAGTCTTCTTTTCTTGCCTGCACCGATGTCTCGGAGTAGGCCGGGAACGTGCATACTGATACCTCGTACAGTTTGACCTTCTTGATCGTCCAGTGTACAGATCCATCGTCGCGGAAGTCGGTTTCCTCTTCGAGGATGTCGAAGCCGAAGCTGCACTGATTGACGTCACCCCGCTGGACTCTCGCGTACAGGTTCATGGCATCCTGATCGTCCGGGTTGATCAGAATGTCGCCCCACAGTCCGTGCGAGTCTTCGCGAAGCTGCAGTGTGCCTGCCGTGTTGCGCCCCAGCACCAGCCTCGTTTCATGGTCGATCAAAGCGCGAACATCGCCTCCCAGGGCATCAGTAAATGCTCCGGGTGCGACTGATTCGCTCATGTCATCCCATATCTGATATACGCTATTGAATACGGCGAAGTATCCTTCGATGTGAAGGGCTCCGTCGTCGTCCCTCGTGTTGAATTTTGATTCGATGCTACGAATCTGTCTCAGTGTTTCTCTTTCCATGTTCTAATCTCCCTCTGCATCTCTCCGCTGCGCTTGTTTGTATCCATTTCATTTTGATATCGCAGTATCTCTGATGCACGCACGGCATATCAGAGAGGCTGCATATAAGCCTTTTATTTTCCACTCTGGTCAATTCGCATATAAGCATTACTCATCGCCCTCCTGTATGAGCTTTTTCTGAAGTGCTGACATATCGAACGGAATATAGTTCTCAAGCACTCTGAGCTCATCCAGGCCCTCTCTCGGATCCATACCGATGCGGTCTCTGACCTCGTTGCCATCCACGAATCCGCGATCTGAAAGCTTGCCAAACACTTCTGCGATGGTCTTTATATCCCAATCCATCAGGCTCAGGATGTTGAATTTCAGATACCATTTTGGATTGACTATCAGCTTGCGGGACAGTTCCTGTTCGAGGCCCTGTGCGATCGGCTTCACCGTATTCTGAATAAATGAATTCCAGGCATCTTTGTTGTATTCTCCGACTCCGAGAACGAAAGGCGGCACGCCCACGATGGACGCGACCGTTTTCTTGTCTATCTGCACTGAGTCGGATATGGCCAGATCAGCCAATGACAGAGGCTTGATCTGCTCCACAGAGAACTGATCCGCCGGTATCAGCCACGGCTCTCCCATGTTTGAGGATTTCACATAGTCATTGAGTAGCTTCTGTCTGCCTTCCGGGCTTGAGAATTCATCCGTCAGGGCGTCTATCTTGACTATGACTGAAGGCCGCCACTCTGATTTCATGAAGGCGTTCTTTGTTTTCTGCGCCTGTTTGAGGTTGTTTGCGACATCCTTCACGATTACCTGAATGCCTCTGCCTTTCCACGGATAAGCCGGATCCGGATTGTTTACGAAGTGAATCACTTCATCCGGTCTGTACTTGATTCCATCTATAACAACCACGTATCCGTATCCGTCAGGCAGGAACGATACCCTGTTTGCCGGTATAGGCTCGAGATCGTCGAGCAGGCCTGCGTTTGTGCGCGCTCTTACGACGCTGTTGCCCTGTCCGTACAGGAGCATGTTCATAGTCGCAAACTCTATAAACGTTCTTCTGGTCATGAACCGGTTCGGATTGATGTCTATTTTTCGGGACAGCTCATTCTCGATCCTGACATCTCCGTTTTCGGTATTTGCCATAAGTCTGATCGTCATGCTTGATATCAGCCTGGCAATTGTCTCGCAGGCTGTATATACCTCCGGGTTTTTGTCCAGCGTCGTGTATCCGCTGCACATCAGATCGTAGTTGTCTATGTCGCTCAGGAAGAACGCTACTCCGGAGTTGTTGCCAGCTCTCTGCTGGACGGTGTTGCTGTTTCTATTTTTTTTCCTTTTCTTGCTCATTGTTTCCCCACCATGACTCTGCTTTACTCTTGCGCCTCATATTGAACAGCATCTGAACGCATGCAAAGACTGAGGCGTCAAACAGATCTATTCTCGATTCCTCGCTGACTTTCTGATACTGGATCATGTCATCGACCTTCTCGATGCCGTGTATATTTGAAACACAATACTCATAAGCCGATGAGTGCATATAGTAAAGACGGCCATCCTTTGCCGCCTTTTCGATATGTCTGAATCCGTTGCTTTTTATGTGGAAGTATTGCGGCTGATCTACGATCTTGAATCGCTTCTTTTTCATCGAAAGGAAGAATTCTTCCGCGAATTTTCTGTCCTGTCCGACGATCTTGATCTTGAAGCCTTTCTGTCTCATCTCGCAGAACCAGTTCACGATATCCGAATAGTTGACTGTCGGCGTATTACACATGGTCAGCTGGCCTTCATCCTTCCATTCGAATACAGGGATTCCGTCTTCTTCCTGCTTGCGCACAGCTTGCGTGATCGGAAAGAATGCGTGAGTGATCACTATATCCACTCCGTCATATTGCCCGTAGAGGGCAGCTGCTGTCAGGTCGTGCATCTTCGACAGATCTGCGCCTCCGAACCACTCGATAGGCAACTTGGCCAGCTCTTCGATCGTCCAGGAGTATTTTCTGTCGCTTCTCTTGAATTCCTCAATATCAAAGTATGTCTTCAGTGCTGTTGTGTATATGTTCAGCGAACGCGAGAGGAAGTCCTTCCTCTGCTGCGGATCGCTTTCCGCCTGCCTTGCTTCCTGCATGAGATCTTCCGGAGATACCGTCACGCCGTAGGACAGGTTCGCCTTCTGGTGCTGCACGGGATCTGTGTAGTCTACATTGCCTTTTTCGTCCTGATCAGCTCTTGCTACAAAAGCGAAAAATGCATCATCCTTCACGATGCCGGCAGCCACTTTAATGGCGTACTCCGTCCGCCTGTACCCGAAGCTGTTTGCATTGTCGCCGGCTGTAGTGATGCCGATCATCATTTTGTTTCTGTAGGCCTTCATGGCCTCTTTGAATCTGTTGTATTGCGCCGGCTTCTTATAGGCTGCAACCTCGTCTGCGATAGCAAAATTGCAGTTGAAAGAGTCCTGGCTGTCCGGGTTCGCTGCCAGTGCTTCGATATGCAGCGTTCCTTCGATCTTGTCTTTGTCTCTGAACGTGTACTGGATCGAATGATTAAAGCTGTTGTTGAGGATCTTGAATTCCTTGCTCAGCTTCCTGTAGTCGATCGAGAACTTTATGAAGTTGAACGCTTCGAGCGCCTGCTTGAGCGCGTTCGCGACTATGTAGATCGTCGAGCCTGACTGTCTCTGTACGACTCCCGCCGCAAAGGCCCACGCTGCAATGAATGATGTTTTGCCGTTTTTTCTGGCTATTTCGATGAAAGCTTCTTTGAAACGTCTTTCATCTGAGCCGGCATAGTAGAACCCGTGGCAGTTGACTACGCAGAAGATCTCCCAGGGCTGCAGTATCAGAGGCTTGCCCATGAGAGGCTGCCCCTCCATGTCTTCACCTTTTGCGTGAACAAAAAAGCCTTCCATGATGGAGCATATAGCGTTCGGCTCTTTTGTCCGGAGCTCGAGGTCATCCCTCTTCATGTCATCCTGGAAGCGCTTGCAGGCGTTATAAATATCAGCGCCTACAATGATTTCGCCTTTGACAACCTTGTCTGCATATTCGATTGCTGTTTTTACATAGTCTTTTGCTTGTATCATACTCCGATGTTCTTGAGGACATCGGCAAATGTCTCCTGATCAGGCTTCTGTGCTTCCATAGCCTCTTCATTGATCCTTTTGAGCCCGGCAGGAGTAAGCCCGAGATCGCGCCAGTATGCCAGCGCATCTCGGTTCATGTCGTTTATCACTACCAGCGCCGGATGTTTCACTATATTTTCCGCTCCGGCCTTGTTCACATGTTTTACGACAGTTTCTTTGCCTTCCTCTTCCCATTTCTGCTGTGCAAAATCTCTTGCCTCCATAATTCCGGCAAGAGTTTCTATCACGGGCTCGAAGAAGGGCCTGTACGTGCCGGCCTTCTTCGTGTTAGCCTTTATCTTTCTTTTCCATTCTGCCTTCGTCATTTCCTTGCTCCGTCTATTCTGTCGAGCTCTTCCTGCAACATCCTGACGGCTTCTGATGTGTCGATTATTTCGCCTGTGTCGACGCTTTCGTAGTCATACGGGATGACTTCGCAGCCGAGGATCCGGGCCTCGATGGCTACGCGGTCAACTGCGTAGACCCGTTTATATTTTGCGAGCTCCGAAAGAAATTCCTCGCGAGGCAAGAGACTGATATAGTCTATGTCGCGAGGCAGCTTGCATCCGTATGCCTTTTCAGGACGCCCTGCGAAGGCAACGTCCTTCGTCTTTTCCGTTCTGAATTTCTTTACGTATTCGACATCTACCGAGAGCGGCAAAAATACCGGCTCTCCGATGTGCTCGATCTTTGGCATGTCCTTGTGCGAAGAGCATACCATTATCAGGTCTTTGTACTCTGTCAGCCACTCGTACCACTCCGGGCAATGAGGATGATTGTGCACGAAGAATATCGCGTGGTCGCATCCGATCTTGTCGGCTCTCAGGTTCACTGTGATCCAGTTTCTGTCGGTGCATATATTCGGGATTATGCTGTCGCATATTTCCTTGCTGTAGTAGTAGGCTCCGTTGTATTTGTTTTTACCTATCCTGGCGGCGGCTTTTAAATACTCCGGCCTTTCGTGATTGATTATCATCCATCTATCCTTTCAAGCTCTTTCTGCAGGATCACAGCGGCTTCTGAATTATCGACTATCTTCCATCGTTCCGGATCCGGAAAGCGCTTATCATATGGCAGGATATTGCAGCCGAGGATCCGGGCCTCGATGGCCGTTCTTCCGACCGCATAAACGTCCTGGCATTTGGCAAGTCTTTCCAGCAGTGCAGGCCTCGGCATGCTTTCGAGGAACACCGTGCCAAGAGGCAGCTTCACGCCTGACCTCTTGGCCTGCCGTCCTGCGAATGCTGTGTTGATATATCTGTCAGTCTCCGGGATTCTGAATCTTTCGACATACGGAACATCGACGGAGAGCGGCAGATATATCGCCTTGCCTAAGTGAGCGACTTTTTCGACCGTTTCCGGAATGCCGCACACCAGTATCAGATCTTCGTACCGTTTGAGCCAGTCATAGATGTCTGGACGGGTGTTGCTGTGTATAAATACTATGGCGTGATCGGCTCCGAGATTCGGAATGTTGATCGTCACCCAGTTTCTGTCGGTCTTTACTGCCGGGATTATGTTTTTGACTATCTCATGCGAATAATAAAAAGCTCCATTCCAGCAATGATTCTTGCCGAGCTGGCGCCATACTTCGCGGTATTTCGGGTTGTCGTGATCGATGATTATCGGCTTCATTTTGGCCCTTCCTTTTTTCCTTTTCCCCTTTTCCCTGATTTTTTGTCGTGTGTATAAGCGTC